CCTTTGGCGACCCGACGCCGGTCATGGATAAGCGCGACATTCTGGATTACGCCGAGTGCATCGGTAACGGGCGCTGGTTTGAGCCGCCGGTCAGCTTTAGCGGGCTGGCTAAGAGCCTGCGCTCGGCCGTGCATCACAGCTCGCCGATTTACGTGAAGCGCAACATTCTGGCCTCAACGTTTATTCCGCACCCGATGATGAGCCAGCAGGAGTTCAGCAAGTTTGCGCTTGATTATCTGGTCTTCGGCAATGCCTTTGCCGAGTTGCGCCGCAATGGGCTGGGTAAGCCGCTGCGCCTTGAAACCACTCCGGCCAAATTCACCCGCAGGGGCGTGAAGGATGGCGTTTACTGGTTTGTGAATGACTGGAAAGAGCCGCACGAATTTTCGGCCGGCAGCGTGTTTCACCTGCTGGAGCCGGATATTAATCAGGAGCTTTACGGCCTGCCGGAATACCTCAGCGCGCTTAACTCTGCCTGGCTGAATGAGGCGGCAACGCTGTTCCGCCGCAAGTATTATCAGAACGGCGCGCACGCCGGTTACATCCTGTATATGACCGACGCGGCGCAGAGCAGCAGCGACGTTGACCGGATGCGCCAGGCGATGCGCGACACGAAAGGAATCGGCAACTTCCGCAACCTGTTTATGTACGCGCCGAACGGTAAGCCGGATGGCATTAAGATTCTGCCGCTAAGCGAAGTCGCGACGAAAGACGATTTCTTTAACATCAAGAAGGCCAGCCGCGACGACCTGTTAAGCGCGCACCGCGTACCGCCTCAGATGATGGGAATTATCCCGGATAACTCCGGCGGATTCGGTGATGCGGTGAAAGCGGCGCAAGTATTCGTCCGCAATGAACTGACCCCTTTACAAGAGAGGATGAAAGAAATGAATGAATGGGTTGGCAGTCAAGTTATTGATTTCAAGGCTTACTTGTTGGAAATGTAGTTCTATAATGGCGCTATGCAGCGCCATTAATTCAATTAACCGAGGAAATATATTCAATTACTTTGTTAATCCTTAACCTCAAATCGAGAATGTCTAAATTTATATTTTGAGTGTCAACGTACTTCCTGGCAACACTGACTTTATCTGCCATTCCAGCATCTGTCCTTCTACCTTTGGGTAAATATTTCAATACATTGTCATACACTCCCTTACCCTCGAGTCCTTTAACTTTGAGAGGATGCACGGCTTTCACAACTGTTTCTAAATCATCAGCAACTAAGTAATTCTCGATTTCTCTTCCTTTAGTTAGCCATGCATAACCACCTGTAGACTTGACCTCATCAATTATTCTTTTCTTGCTTGCATTAACCGGAGCGCCGACCCCATTCTTATCACTATCTAAGACAAGTACGATATTCCTGTTTAAGCTAAGGAGAGAAATAAAATCATCATTGCTTTCTAATTCATCAGCAGTCAAATGAGATAGTATCCTTCCGCCATAAAACATGATTGAGTAATGTATACCTTCGATAAAGGTGCAGCCACTAGCTTTAAGCCATGCATTAATATAAATCCTGTCAGACGGACCTTCCACCCATATAATACAATTTGCCTGAAGAATATCTGAAGCCTTATAGCCTAAATCTCTACATATGTGGGCTTTATGCTGGTTGTTAAAAACTGCATCAACCTTAAGTCCACCTTCGACCTTTGAAACATGGAATATTTCGGCTTCGGCCGTGTCGAGCAGATGGGCAGAATGTGTAGTAAAAATGTAAGTATTATCAGTATTCTCACTTATGTATTTCATAAGCTTACGCTGCAACAAAGGATGAAGATGTAATTCTGGCTCCTCAATACATACTATTGTGTTGCTATGTAATGTTGCCGTAACGGCAAGAATTATCACTTCATGGATACCGGTACCAAGAGAATCAAGTGGTAAAACCTTGTTATCCATATGTACCAAAATCATATCTCTACTATATGGAATTTCTATAGTAGCGCCCCTACTCTCCAAAACAGTTTCTACAAATTTATTTATTTTATGGAATTTATTACGATCATCTTGTCTCGTCAGTTCTGGATTTTGTAGCTTTACTAGTTGTTGAATTATACCTTCCCCTCCATGATTAACCTCCAAGCCTTCACTATGCCCAACTCTTCTAATAGCTGGAACAACTATTACTTGAGGAATGGAATTAGGGTGGAACTTTATAGCATTAATTACTTTACCTATAGATGACTCGATGTTGCCACCATAAGCTTGATAGCTTGTAGGTTGCATTGAAGTTGCCATCTCAAACCAGACATGTGGATCATTTTTAAAAATATTTTTTAAATCATCATAATCTATTGTTGATGACAAGGACTTACTGCTATACACATAATCGTATTCAAACCATAAAACGCCCTCGCATTCTTTCCTAGAACATTTATGTAAGAGCACCTTTCTGAAAGCTTCATAAATCCTCCCTCCCGGCTTGTTAGCGGAATGATATTGCCTATCAGCATTGATTAAGCATTTAATATAGTCATCAATTGAGGTTATCGGAAGTGGAAAGCCTACAGTGAAATTTCTGTTATCTTCAACACTTAAATTATAATCTAAATCTGTGAACTTTAATTTCAGTTCTTTACTGTTAAAACCCGATATTAGGTCTGGAACTATTTCATTTAAGAACCTAACAACATTGGACTTTCCAATATTATTTTGACCAATAATGAAATTCATTTTTCTAAGAGGATAAATTCTAATGACATCCTGTCCTATACTTCGATATCTATTAAAACAAAAACCTTTGAAATCAAACATATAAACCCAACCACCCAGAATTTTTCTTAATCATATGACATATCAAATTAACAAATTCAATCTGAATCGTCGATACATTAAATCCGCATTGAAAAACATGTTTCCTCCCCCCCGCGCGCAATGCTATCCCCGCCACGCCTGCCCGCTTTGTACATCGCTTTTAATGCAGTTGCATGAATCAAAAAAACGCGACCAGCACTGGCCTCGTGATATGGTTTTTGTTGTGTGCTGTGCATGCAGATCCATGCAGCCTATGCATGCATAGCTATTTCGATTCTGATTTAGGAGTTTTGAAAAGGCCACTAACAACGAAACCTACTAAGCCAATAATACTAACTGTGCAAGTTCCCAGTAGAGCTAAGATTATTTCTTTAGGTGGATCGCCATCGTGCTTAGCAACGTATATGAATATGATTAAGGCAACAAAAGCACACCATTTTTCCATAAAACCAAATGTCTTATCTGCCATCTCCCTGCGAAGAGAGTTGTCGGTGTGCTTGCCGTCTGCTTCTGCATGTTTGATTGCTGCGGAAGCATTAGCCTCAATGTACTTCAACCGAGCATCAATGCTGTTAAGCCATGCATTCTGAAACTCATCTTCGTCACTAGTCTCTGGTGAGTCAGTGTTATTTGCAGGTTTATTAGGTCCGTGGACTTCTGGAGGTGGCTCTGGCAACGCCCCAAGGGGAGGAAGGTCACCTAATTCGACAACACTAGACACTGCCTGTTCTGTAGCTTTAGTTTCTTCTTGTAACTTTGACGCCTCAGAATCAGACATAAAAAAATCCCGTTAGTTAAACGGGATTAATCTTAATTATACCTAGAGGCCTATGCAAGCAGGATCTTTCAACATCAGTCTTTTATAGTAGTCAGTTATTACTTTATCAGAAATAATGCTTTGCCCTGCGGTATAGGTTTGATGCCATGGAGTGCCTTGCCTGTGAGTGAACTCGGACAAAGTTTCACCACTATAACGGCCATATGTATCATACACCGCTTTAACTACTTGGTTTGCATAAGAATCTAAGGCTTGATCCGGCTTAAAGAAGCCATAATCAGGAACCTTGCTAGTAATTGGTGCAGAACGATAATGCTTAAGAGCATGATAAAGTGATGGAGTAACAGGCCCATAACGCCAAGCACTTACAGGCTCCTGAAGCAATCCTGTACCTCTGTGGCCCAGAGAGATGCCGTGAGCAATGTAAGTCAACTTTTGGGCTTGCATAGGAGTAATCGGGCTGCCCTTCGACAGACCAAGCTCAATAAACTTATTAGCAATTTGTTCAGAGCTAAACATTTTCCCCTCCCGTACCGCGCCATGCTGTTGCATGAACATTATGACTCAAGCTAACGTAACCAACGTTAACCGTCAATTAAAAGCGCGCGGCATTATAGAGATTAATTATACAGCATTCAACAGTTAATTTCACTATAAAACCCCGTAGGTTTTATAGTTAAGCAACTGAAATATCTAATTAAATAGTGATGAACTATTCATAGTGCATATCTCGCTTTTAACACTCCATAAAGCGAGTTATTTAACTCAGCAATCAGCCTTCCAGACATCCTGAGCAGGTCACCCAAGCGTTGTTGAGACTCCTCGAGCTTTAAATTGCAGCCATTACACCTTTTTATAGGTGGCCGGATGTTCACGAGCAAACGCATCCATCCTTGGCTGGCTTAGTTTCTGGTTTTTTATCAAGCATAATTTCTATTTGTTCAACGCTTCCTAACCAGCAGCGTAAAAAATCTCCTCATCTGCATCCTGACGAGTCTCCGAGTTTGCCAATTCGGCAATAATGGTAAGTGCCAGTTTCAGGTCTGACGGCTTACAGTTTGCGATTAGAGAAACCTCCGCTATGAACTGCACGCACGCCATTTTCTTATGCATCTGGTTTGATTCCTGAACCGTCATTTTCCCTCCCCGATTTTTACTGTGTATTTATACAGTATCATAGCATTTACAAGATGAGAATGAAAAATTTCAGAGTCGAATGTTTTTTATCTGTCTGATAAAGAAGAATTTTAATTACACAGCGTCTCATCGAATTGGCTTCTAGAAAGCATAATGATCTGATTATGATTCATCTAATGAATGTCAATTACATACCATTAATGCGCTTTTTTTGTACGGTGCTTTTCCGCTAAAATGTTAAAACGCTCTAACACGAAAGTCTTTTTTGGCTCCAGTATTGGATGGGCCAGTTCGCCATTAGGTAAGCTACGGAACATACGACCGGCGATTTTAGACTGCGTGCCGCCAATTAGGCGCATAGCCAGCCCGCGACTGATAGTATCACCGCTTAAATCTCTTATTTGGCCTATTAAGTTGTCGCACGCAGCCTCGATTTTGTCCGACCGCCTCAACTTCAGATGCCGCTTTGCTGGCTTCTCCGCCCTTATCCGGCTCAAAAGCCGACGCCGTTCCTTTCTGCTCATGCTGTTCAGATCGATATTGTCGAAACTTTCCGACTGATTCGAATCCTCGGGTCTCAAACCTCCCGTACAGTTATTGACAGAACTCCGAGAGGACGCAGGCGCGTCCTTAAATTCAAAACCCAAATCAACGGCACGTTTCGGGACAATCTTCCATTGCATCAAACGGGTTAAAATTGGCGTATCGTCGCCAACTTCAGTTGCGTAAACGCCCTTGATGCGCACGGTTTCCTCGCCGTACTCATTCATATCTTCGCTAGCCTGATACCAGGTGCGCACAGCCAGCTCGTCACGGCGCACGAACGGGCCACCCTGCGCGTTAACGTATCCGGCCCAGTCTCCTGCATCGGCTGCGTCATGCGCGGCCGCAAACTCAACGCTCAGGCCGTGCGCGGTTTCGCTGTCTGCCATACGGCGCAGTTCGCGGTAAACCGTGACCGGCGCACCGCCCACAAACTGAAATTGCCGGATGTGCCAGCGTGCCGCCCAGGCAGAAACGGCCGAGGCGGTTTCTTTCAGATCCTTGCCACTCTCGTCGTCTGTCTCGCCATCCAGCGCGTAGCCATCGATATTCTTGGAAATGTATTTAGCAACGTAACCCGTCGCGCTGCCCTTCTCAGGATCGATAGCCTCGGCGTGAAAACGGGCCTTACGGGCCTTGTCGGTTGTCAGTTCGGTGCCGTCTTTCTGCCAGGCGTAGTCGCGCATTATTTCGCGCACGCGCTCAGCCTGTTCTGGGAGCATAAACATGAGCATGTGCCAGTGCGGGGTTGCATCATGATGAGGCTCAGCAACGCGGATCCCGAAGATGCGGATTTCTTCGCGGTGCAGTTTGGCGCGGATTTTCTGCCAGACGCTGCAGAGATAACGCTGGGTATCGGCCGGGCTGGCACCGTTCCATTTGCGGTTACGATGACCGGTCTTGATTGTGGCGTGATAGCGTGACGGAGCTGTCAGCGTGTAGAACTCACCGATAAAGCCCATTTCATTGCAGATGTTTTCGAAGCCACGAATGCGGGTCATCAGCTCGCAGCGACGGATCGCCGGGTTGGCCACACTGCCGTCGTACTTCTCGATTAGGCTGATGCGGTTGCCCTCCTCGTCTTCCAGCTCCATTCCTTTCAGAAATTCACGGGTGCGGCGCTTCTGCTCGCGCCACTCGGAAACGGTCATGCTGCTGGCGTAAGGGGTATGCTTTTTGCTGACGTTAGCCAGGGCAATCTGAAGGTGTTCACGCCATGATGCGGCCACGCGGCGCAGTCGGCCTTTCCACCATTTTTCCGTCTGCATACGCATGATCGCCGGGGTAACTTCTTCCGGGTCAAACAGCCGTGACGTGACTTTATCCCACAATGGCGGGGTCTGGCTCAGCTCGCGGGTAATGGTGGCAGCGGTCATGTAAATGCGGTGCGTGTATTTGTAATCTGACTCGTCGCTGGCCTGCGCGTGCGCCTGTACCAGCTCGGCGAGAATGAAATTAGCCACATCCCCGGCCAGCAGATCGACATCGGCGCGAGCCATATCCGGCAGGCGGTTAAAGCGGCGCATCAGTTCCCAAAGCGTGCCGCCCGCGCTGGCCGCGCCAGCCTGTTTAGTGGCATTACCTGTCAGCAGGTTAAACGTGCCGCTGCTCATTTCACCAAGGCGATACTGAGCGTTAACGGTTTCAACGCGTGGCAATGTGCGCTCAACAAATGTCTTTGTTAAGTAAACATTGGCGCGGGCTGTTCCCTGTGTCTTTTCCAGATCGCTGACGCGGCGTTTCACGTCGAGCTGTATCAGCGTCGGCTGCTTATCGAGTAGCTCCTGCGCACGCACTAGAGCCGCAATCATCTGAGTGCGGCTGTGCATTTCCTCATAAGTGGGATAAGGGCTGGCGATGGCTTCCCGTGGAGCATTCCACGGGTAAGCGTATTCCTGAATCACTCGCAAACCCCCAGATAGACGCTGCTGCAGGCGGATTTGTTATCCATAGCTGCGAACATGTCGAACTGACGGCCACCGCGCGTTGTCAGCGCCCAGTCGCGATAGGTTTCAATGCCGTGTGAAGTTAAAGTTACCTTACTGCCGTCTGTTTCTGCCTTAACGGGATCCATTCCTGAATGGAAAAATGCTGCGTTCCCGCGACGCGAGCACAGGGCGACAATCCGCTCCCACTCAGCAACCCGGCTTATTTCTTCAGGCCAGCGGGTAAAGATTTCCCCGAGTTCAGCTTTGTTTACGTTAACGCATGGCATACAACCGACACGGCTGCACCCCTGCTGATAAAGAGGGTTTGGCCTAATGCCGTGACGCCTGGCCAGCGCAAAAACTTCATCATGCGTCCATTTAAGGATCGGCCGGTAAATCGACAGGCCCGGCCCGAGGTCAAACCCTTCTTCCCACTCAGGCAGCTCTGCCCGTTTTACGGATTCCTGAGCGCGCACACCCTGCCATGTAATGACGTGCTTACCCTCTGCAACCAGCCTGTCAACAACCTGCTCCTGCATCGGAATCTGTTTAAGCTCAAAAGAGCAGAACTTACGCTGAGTGGAAGGGAATGTTCCTTTCCAGATACACATATCAAGAAAGGGAATGCCGGTAGGTTTAAGGGCATTCAGCGCACGACGCACTATCGTTGCAGCCTCTTCCTCTGTGAATCCTAAATCTCTGACCAGGGTAACTGGCCACTTATCTTTTACGAACGTTCTCTTGTCAGCTATACGCTGTGTGAAGTCAGCCCTGACGCGGCGCAATGGACCGAGTCTGTTTTCAAGGTATTCCAGATATTTGACGGTTTCAGGGTGTTCATGTCCTGTATCGGCGAAAGCCGCCTCAAATGTCACACCTGCCTCAATAGCCAGCAGCCACTGAGCAAGACTGTCTTTACCTCCAGAAACGGTAACAAGGTTCATAACACCTGGGGCGAAGCAACGCATATCGATCATTGCGGCACCTCCGCTATCACAGAGCGGTCCGGCCCAGCTGCCATATCGAAGCCAGTAAAAATGAGGGCGGCTTTAGGCTGCCGTACCGCAATGATTTCTGATGCGCGCTTTCCTTCACCAGCGGCAACGCCAACCGAACGGGCTACGCTGATGCTGGTAATACTGAAATCGCGAAGAATGCTGCGGGTATAGAGGGTGTCGCTGTTTGAAACGATAACCGGGCAACGTTCCGAGACGTCGAGCAACATGCTGACCAGATCGTGATGCTCATCTTTGCCAAAACCTGCAGAGTGATAGTCCACGAAAGTCCCGTCATAAGGCGGATCGCAGTACACCACATCACCAGATTTGGTCAGGCGCAGCGTTTCGCGGAAGTCGGCACAGATAAACGTCGCACGCTGGGATTTTTCTGCGAAGGCTTCTATCTCGTCCAGCGGAAAATATGGCTCTGCGTAGTTACCAAACGGGATATTAAATTCGCCCCGCTTGTTGTAGCGGCAAAGACCACGATAGCCATTGCGGTTCAGGTACAGGAAATAAGCGGCGCGCTCCAGAAGAGGCAATGCCGGATTGTGGTTGAACGCCTCACGAATGGCGTAATAGCTTTCACCGGTTGTGTTCTGATTAAACAGGCTGGCCGCAACAACGATAAATGGGCGGGTGTGCTCCTTTATCTGGCGGTAGAAATTAATAAGGTCAGGGTTTATATCCGCAACCAGATAGGCCCGGAAATCGGTATTCATCATAACGGCACAGGAACCGGCGAAGGGTTCGATCAGGCGATCACCTTCAGGCAGGTGCGCCAGCAGTTCCGGCATCACACGGGATTTGTTGCCCGCCCACTTCAGAATCGTGCTCATACCGCGCCGCCTTTTGATACTTTGGTACGAAGTTCGGCCACGTCCTGACAGCTGACACAGCGAGTCACACCACGTACCGCGCGGCGGCGCTGCTCCGGGATTGGGGCATCGCAGTCTTCGCAGAATGAAGCCGCCACGCTGACCGGGCGGTTAACCACGCTGGCGATGTTACGCGCCAGCAGTTCGTCGGCGCGCTGCTGCGCCATATCGATTGAATCAGCCATCAGTACAGCTCCTGCGCCTGGTTCTCAAAGCGCTCGGCCTCTTTGTCCAGCAGTTCGATAATTTCTACTGCAGACATTTCTTTTTGGCGGGCTTGAATTGCCAGTGCGGCCAGGCGGATTGAAACTGAAAGCGCATCATCAGAACGCTGCTCAGTTTTGGCCTTATTCAGCATGGCGCTAAGCGCATCGTCATCAGCTTTAAAATTATGGGTCTGGATATTTCGCATGTTGCTTTCTCCTGAATTTGGGCAAAAGAATGCCCGGCGGGTGTACGCCATTTATTTACATCGGGTTATTTAGTTAGAAAGAGTCATTCGCTTTGGAAATAAACTCACGACTGCTTTTAAATGATTCATTGCACAAATAAGCGCCTTTCTTTCATCAGTAGTCAGTTCACTAAAATCAGCGTCGTGCCTGTCTTTACCGATGTTAGCCAGGAAAAGAATTGCGCTCAGCGCGCGCTTGTTGTCCCGGTAATTACTGTCTGTCACATCGCGCATTTCAGAGAAAAAACGAGCCATATCTTTTTCACAATTGCCGCCCATCAGCTGTGCGCGAATTAAGGCAACGTGATTCAGCGCTGAAACCCTCTGGCCGGCATTAAGTTCGGCCAGCATTGAATCGCCCTCGATAGCCATGTTGTACCTCTTTGCTCTTTTGTCTTTACCTGCTGGCTTAATACCGGATGCCAGCGCCTACCGTTCTCACCCATAATCCAGCCATTGCCATAGGACATTGACCGACTCTGTCGTTTGAGGTGTGCTGCAAATGAAATCATCGCGCGCCCTCAACTGATGCCAATCGAAGCACCCAGCCCGCTGATAGCGTCAACGGTTGAGGCTAAGGTCGGGTTTGAGTGAACACGGGCCTGCACGGTCAGCGCGGCCAGCATCATGCAGCGAATACCGGTATTTGCGGCCTCGAGAATACTGCGGCGGCATGTTGCAGTTATCCTCTCCGGGTTAGCGGCGCTGGCGGCCATGCTTCCGACTTCAGCAGTCGCTTTCAGCACATAAGACTGAAACTTTTCTTTTGCCAGCTCATTAACCGGCACGCATGGCAGGCACTGCAGCTGCGCTAACATCCCATCCATCAGCGTGGCATCTTCGGTCAGGTCGGTAAGTAACAGTACTTCTGGAGCGGTCAGTTGATGCACCTGATCCGGGTTGAGCTTGTTGCGCAAAGTTTGCACTTTCATGCCTGCACGCTGCGCCAGCTCAGCCATGTTGTGCGTAAGTGCGAACTTGCGGCAGGCGTCGTCATAGTGGTTATGGGTGGAAGTCTTAAAATCAAACATAGCTATTCCCTTGCTCAACTTAAATAATCAAACTCAGTTAAGAGATTGCAAAGTGCGGGCATCGATATAGCGACAGTCCACAGCTTGTTGAGTGAGTTTGTCGCGCCATGCTTTGACATTGATGAGGGCTTTGCTGCGTTTTTCGGCTTTTTCTTTATTGGCAAAATCCTTAGTCGGGGCTTTTAAAAGTACGCCCTCATCAAGCCACTGCCACACAAGGCGCTCGCTGACGCCTCGCATTGCAGCAAAGTCAGGAACGCTCATTGTTTCAGCCATTGCAGAGCCAATCATCCTCTGCAGGCTTGGCAGTAAGGCTGAGACGATAGCGTTGATTTGAGAGTCGGTGAATGCCCCGACTTGGTTTTGTGAATTCTCTGACTCATGCGTCAAAGTTGCTTTTGCATCTTTCATATCGCATTATCTCCGGTTGTGTGAAATATGGTGCAGTGATGTGCATCTTGGTCGATGAGCGTCACTATAGATCGTTAAAAATTACCTGTAAATAACTTTATAGATACTGGTGGTGCTTTCTTATGTCCGATGAACAGGGCGGTAGCTGGAAGATTGATGCGTCTGGCGGGGTTTTGGAGCGCATCATGTCTGCATACGGCGTGAAAATGCAGAAGGATTTGGCTGATGTATTGGGCATTGCTAAGCACAGCGTTAGCGGATGGGTGCAGCGTGACACCATACCTGGCACGATCGTTGTTCGCTGCTGCGTAGAAACTGGCGCGGATATCAATTGGCTGATTACTGGTAATCTTGCAAATGCAAACTTGCGTGATTCTAAGCCTCAACTTAAAGGTAAGGACGCCTACGAAGAAGTTATGGCTAACGGTGGCAAGCATGTCTTACGCCGCCTATTAGATGCCTACGGCTTTACCCTGCAAAAGGAGCTGGGCGATTTACTTGATATCTCTTCTGGCACAATCAGCACATGGATACGCAGGGAATATTTCCCCGGTGATGTAGTTGTTGCATGCGCGTTGGATACAGGCGTTTCCCTGAGATGGTTAGCAACTGGTAAGGGTGAGATGTTCGAGAGTCAGCCTGAAGTTGTCACATCATCAATAAGTATTCCGAAGAAAAAATTAGAGTCGGGCGTTCTGAATGACGCAGGTAGTTGGCTTATGGATCCTGCCCTTTCTGCAGCTGACAAAGAATGCTTAGTGTTTATTGATGGTGTAGGTCACTCATGGCTGGTTAATACTGAGGCCAAGAACATCGCTAATGGTCGCTGGTTCGTTAATATTGATGACTCTTATGATGTATATGATATTTCTCGGCTACCCGGCGGGAAAATTAAGCTAACCAATCCAAAAGTCTCGTTTGAGTGTGGGGCATCCGATGTTACCCCTTTTGGGGCTGTATTATTTACTCTGGAAAAACACGTATAAGGAATGGAATGAAAAGGTTATTTCTTGCCATAGCATGTCTTATTGGTGCATCAGCGTCTTATGCTGCCGAAAAATCAGTTGATATAGATTCATCAAAATTAGGTGAAGACTGGCCCCTTACTTTCAATAAAGCTAAGGTTTCCTGCATTAATAAACGTTTCATCTTCGTTTATAACACTGATACTGATGACCGATATCCTGTAAATGGCAACGCAAAAACTGCAGTCCAGTCCGGGAAAATGGAGGGATACGACATAGATGCTGTATGGGCTGACGACCCAAACTATAAAGGGGTTAAGAAAAGCATTAGTCCAATTCTTGATGCTGGCAATAACCTTTGTGAACAATAAGTAAACTACCTCGGCTCTCACTATGACTGTTACTAAACAAAAAAATGGCAAATGGCTTGCGCAGGTATTCCCTAACGGCAGGGATGGAAAGCGCATCCGTAAGCAATTTAACACTAAAGGTGAGGCCGAGGCTTATGAGGATTATGAAAGAAAAAAGACTGAAGATAAGCCCTGGCTCGGTGAAAAAGAGGATCGCCGGAAGCTAAGTGAACTGATCCAGCTTTGGCACAACCTACACGGGCAGTCACTGACAGCAAGCAAACTGCGTCTTGCAAAGTTGAATATTGTTTGCAGGGGTATGGGTGATCCGATTGCTTCAAGGATAACAACTAAAGATTGGGCGCATTATCGCGACCAGCGGTTGAGCGGGAAAATCGATAATGGTTATCATGCCAATCCTCAGAAATGGATAGCGCAACCCATTACCGTAAACCGCGAACAGTACTACCTCGAAGCTGTATTCAACGAGTTGCGCCGACTCGGAGAGTGGAAGCTACCAAACCCTCTTGATGGAGTTCGGCCTTTCAAGGAAAAAGAAAAAGAGATGTCCTGGCTAACTGACGGACAGATCAAAACCCTGCTTGAGGCCTGTGATTCATTTGGCAACATCAACCTTACACTAATCGTTAAAATCTGCCTGGCAACAGGTGCGCGATGGCGCGAAGCCGAGAACCTAACCCGTTCCCAGTTGTCACCTTATAAGCTCACGTTTATAAAAACCAAAGGCGGCAAAAACCGAACCGTACCTATACCACGGTGGCTTTATGATGAGCTTTCACCCCTGAAAGATAAAATGTTTCAGCCTTGCTATAAGGCTTTCAGTGAAATGCTTAACATTGCCAATATCCAGTTAGCTGCTGGTCAAAATACGCATGTGCTCCGGCACACATTCGCGAGCCATTTTATGATGAATGGAGGCAATATCTTGGTACTGCAGCGGATACTTGGTCATGCAAACATTCGTGAAACTATGAGGTATGCACACTTCGCACCAGACCATCTTGAAGAGGCTGCACAGCTCAACCCTATCGCGGGTTATGGTGGCAGCAATGTGGCAGCAGAGGATTCATAACACTGCATTTCCCTGCACTTAAAATTAACTTAACTAACTGTTTTTATTGCCAAGTTACTGTTGTTAAATGATGTTTTTTAAAACAGGCTAAACTTGGCGTCACATCTTGCGGAATGCAAAAGGAAAAGAAGATCATGCGCACCGTTTTAAATATTCTTAATTTTGTTCTGGGCGGTTTTTTCACCACCCTGAG